CAAGGTGCCGGTGCAGCCGATGTACCTCCCGCTGGCCTACAAGGACCCCGAGTTCGAGCCGGTCCTGTACGCGAAGACGGACGGCCGCGACTTTGACCCCACGGCGCTGGAAGGACTGGAGGAACTGCGCGGGAACGCGAACGCTCAGGACGGCGACGACGACTTGGGCGACATCGAGTACCTGCGCCAGCCGGTCGAGGAGATCACCCGCGACGACATCGCCGACGCGCTCACGAAGATCCCGGCCGACTGCTCCATGCAGCAGTGGATCGAGGTCGGCATGGCCCTGAAGCATCAATTCGGGGAAGCTGGTTTTACCCTTTGGGACGACTGGTCCGCCTCGTCGTCGGAGAAGTACCCCGGGCAGGAGGACATGGCGAAACGCTGGTCCTCGATGCGCGGGCAGACCAAGGACCGCGTGCCCATCACGATCCGGTCCGTCATCCGCATCGCGACCGATGCGGGATGGAATAACCGGGGCGTGACGTCGCGGATGTTCGACCAGACCCGCGACTGGCTGCGCAACGCGGCCCGCACGTCCGAGGACCTGCTCGACCAAGGCCCCAAGCGGATCGCCCGGCTGGCCTCGGTGATCGGCCCGATCCAGACCAAGGTCCTGATCGCCGATCTGCACGCCACAACGCGTTCTAGGGGCCTCCGCGGCCCGACCCAGCAGGACATAGGCAAGGAGGTCAATCGCCTCTCCACGGCCGCCCTGCGGGCCGCCAGCGGGGCTCCTGCGTGGGCCTCCAACGTCGTCTTCCTGACGGCGCCGAACATTTTTTACCGCCCGCTCGACTCGCGGAAGTTCCGCCGCGAGGTGATCGACCTGATCTACAAGTCGCCATCGCAGGACCTCTCCACGTCGCAGTACCTGATCCACGAGAGCGGAATACCAGTTGTGGAGAATCTGCGTTACGATCCCTCCCAGACCAAGCGCCTCTTCACGCTCGACGGAGTGCCGTACATCAACGCGTACCGGCCGACGTATCCCAAGCCCGACCCGGCTCTCGCGGCCGAGGCCGAGCGCGTCGTGCGGAAACACATGGTGCGGCTGCTCGGCACCGCCTACTGGCGCGTCGGCATCGACTGGATCGCCTATCAGGTCCAACACCCGGGGAAGAAGATTCGCTGGGTCCTGTTCGTTCAATCGGCGCCCGGTGCGGGCAAGGGCGCACTCGGCTACATCATCGAGATCGTCCTCGGCCGGACCAACGTGCAGCGCCTCGCGGCCGAGTTCACGATCGAGTCCGGGCACAACGGCTGGGCCGTCGGCTCTCAGGTGACGATCGTGGACGAGATCCGCACCGGCATCATGGGGAACGGTCAGGCCCACCGCCAGATGGACAAGTGGAAGACCATGATCTCCGACGACCACATTTCGGTGCGCAACCTGTACGAGCCCGTGCAAACCGTGCCGAACATCACGAACTGGCTCATGTTCTCCAACCACCGCGACGCGATCGCGGTCACGAAGCATGACCGCCGCTACTGCGCGATCGCCTCGCCGCTCCAGACCCGGGCGCAAGTGCTGGCGGTCGGCGCCGACGAGTACACGCAGTTGTACGCGGACATCGACCGGCTGGCCGGCGGCCTCCGCTACTTCTTCGAGAACTGGAAAATCAGTTCTGACTTCAACCCGAACGGTCACGCGCCGCAGACCGACTTCCTGAACGAGATGGCCCGCCTGACCGCGAGCCCGCTCCGCCGGGCGGTCGAGGAGGCGCTCGACGACCAGCCGCACGCCCTCGTGCGCAAGGACCTCGTCTCCGTCGGCGTGCTGCGCCAGATGCTGCCCCGCGACGGCCTGCCCCACTTCAGCGACCAAGGTCTCGCGAACATCCTGCGCGAGGACGGTTACGTCTACGCCGGCCGGCACGTCATCGACGGCGAGCGGCATAACCTCTGGGCGCTGGAGGGAGTGACCGACGTGCTCGCGAAGGCCCGCGCCCGCGTCGAATTTTTGTGATCCCTGTTGACAACGTACAAAAAAAGTATCTGTACCTAATCCCCGCCATGAGAACCCGCAAATGCTACGGCCGCGTCGTCATCGACCCCCGGCCGTCCTTCACGCAGCTCGCGCTGCTTCACGTCGCCGCGTTCCTGACCGGCGCCATCCTCAGCGTCCTCCTCGTCCACCTTTTCCTATGATCGAACAAAAAATCGACCAGCTCATCGAAGCCATCAACAGCCTCACCGAGGCTCTCAACTCCCGCGCCGACGGCATGGACTGCTGCGGCGACGACGGTCACGAGACCAAGGAGCAGAAGGTGCTCCAGAACATCGTGGACACGCTCGGCGGTCAGAAGCCCCGCAAGGAGCGCAAGAAGAAGGAGGCGCCCGCGACCACGACGACCGACTCGTCGGGTTCCGACATCGCGACCTACAACGTCGCGCCGGTCGCCGAGCCGGCCCCGGCTCCCGCGCCGGCTCCCGCGCCGGAGCCCGCCCTGACCGTCGCCGACCTGCGCGAGGTTGCCCAGAAGGCCCTCGACGCCGGCAAGCTGAACGAGGTCATTGCACTGAACAAGGAATACGGACTGAAGCGTATTTCCGACGCCAACCCCGCCCAGTACGGCGAGATCATCGCCAAGCTGAACGCGCTCCTCTCCGATGGGCAGGCGTGACACCATCGACCTCGGACCCTCGGCGGCGCATCGCTGGACGCGATGCACCGCGAGCCCGAAGTTCATCCTCGCCCACGCGAGCGAACTGCCCGACGACTCGTCGGTCTTCGCCGACGAGGGCACGCAGGCCCACGAGGTCGCCGCGACCATGCTGGAGGGCAAGGGCGTCCAGCCCGGCACGTCCCCCGACATGCTGAAGAACGTGCAGGTCTACGTGGAACACGTTCGCTCCCACCAGACCGCAGGGGCGCGACTCTCGATCGAGAAGCGCGTCCCGCTGTTCTACCTCAACTCCCGCAACGGCGTTGTCGATGCCGCGACTCAGTCTCCCGATGCCCTGTGGATCGATGACTTGAAGTACGGCGTCGGCGTGAGCGTCGATGCGTTCGAGAATCAGCAGCTCGCCATCTACGCCGAGTCGATGATCCGCCAGTGGGAACTCATCACCGAGTACAGCCCCGAGATGCCGGTGCATCTGTCGATCGTGCAGCCGCGGGACCGGAACAACCCGGTTGCCGTGCGGACGTGGACCTTGACCCGGCGCGAGCTGGCGATGTTCACGACCCAGATCGGCGCGAAGGCTTGGCAGGCGATGAACGGGGAGACTCAGTTCTCGCCAAGCTACGAGGCGTGCAAGTTCTGCCCCGCGAAGGGCATTTGCTCCGCCTACGCGACGCAGGGCCTCACCGCCCTGCCGGCCGAGGCCCGCGTGATCAACCTGCCCGACCCCGGCGCCCTCACCCGCGAGCAGCGCGTGCAGGTGCTGAAGGCCGAGAAGGTGCTGCGCGACTGGCTCAACGCGGTGGCGACTCAGGAACTTTCCGACCTGATGAACGGCGCGGAGCCGCAAGGCTTCAAGCTGGTCGCGGGTCGCACCGACAGGACGTGGGTGGACGAAGAGGCGGCTCTGAAGCTCCTCAACAACCACCTGACCATCGACGAGCTGAGGCCCCGCGCCGACCTCATCTCGCCCGCACAAGCAGAAAAGGCGCTCAAGGGCATCGAACTGTCCACGAAGTTCCAGAACAAGCTGGAGGCCCTCATCACGAGGCCGGAAGGCAAACCGACTCTGGCGCACGAGGACGACAAGAGGCCCGCAATCCAAACGCAGTTCCAAAACATCGACGTCATATGAGCAAAGTCATCAAGTTGAACAATGTCCGCCTGAGCTTCCCCGCCCTGTGGACCCCCCGCAAGTTCGCGCCCGATGCCAAAGACAGCTACAGCGCGACCTTCATCCTCGACAAGAAAATCAACGCGATCGAGATCGCGGAGATCAAGCGCACGATCGACCTGCTGGTTCGTGAGAACCTGAAGGGCAAGCACCCCGGTGCGACCAAGATCGCGCTCCACGACGGTTCCGAAAAGCCCGACGTGGACGGCTACGGCGAGGGGGTCATGTACCTCAGCGCCCGGACCGACAAGGCTCCGCCGGTGATCGACCGCAACATGGACCCGCTGGTCGAGGCCGACAACAAGCCCGTGGCCGGCGACTACGTCCGGGCCACGATCGAGCTGTGGGCTCAGGACAACCAGTACGGCAAGCGCATCAATGCGAAGCTGCGTGGTGTGCAGTTCTACAAGGCCGGCACTCCGTTTGGCGAAGGCCGGATCGACGTCAGCAAGGAGTTCAGTCCGATCGAGGACGACGACGAGCAGCCGATCTGAAGACTTGCCAGTGTAGTGAGTGAAGCGTGACGAGACTGGGCAACCTGCGTGAGTGGTGGCCCACCAATTTTGTGAAAGTCCATTTAGACATCGAAACCCGCAGCCGTGTGGACCTGTCCAGCGTTGGTTCCTACCGCTACGGATGCGACCCCTCGACCCGCGTGCTGATGGCCGCGGTGTCCGAGGAGGCGGCGAACGCGCCGATCTACCTCTGGGTGCATCCCGATCATCGCGACGCCGGCGTGGTGAGCGATCCCGAGGCGCAGGAGCTGCTGGCTCAGGCGACCGAGGTGCGTGCGTTCAACGCCCCGTTCGAGCAGTCCGTCCTGCACGGCACCGCGTGGCGCCCGTTCGTCAAGCTGGAGAGTTTCCGTTGCACGCAGGCAATGGCCCGGATCGCCGGCCTGCCTGATTCGCTGGAGAAGTGCGGCGAGGCCCTGAACATCTCGGCGAAAAAAGACCGCAAGGGCAAGGACCTGATCAAGCTCTTCTCGATCCCGAACGAGGACGGCACGTTCAACGACCCGGCCGACCACGTCGAGAAGTGGAAGCTGTTCGCCGAGTATTGCCGGCAGGACGTGCGGGCCGAGAAGGAGATCCACCGCATCCTGCGCCCCAAGTTCGACCTCACCGGTCTCAACTTGGACACGTTCCTGTTCACCATGCGCATGAACGCGCTCGGCGTCCCGGTGAACGTGCGTGCGCTCAAGAACGCGCAGGCCGTGATCGACGACGTTCAGGAGTTTGCGACGATGCGTTTCCGCGCCATCACCGGGCTCCAGATCACGCAAAGGGCGAAGGTCCTCGCGTGGCTGCAAGCGGCGGGCGTCCCGATCGACAACATGCAGGGCGACACCCTCATGGCGCTCGATCGCTCAAAGCTGCCCGAGCTGGTGATGGAAGCGGTCACGCTCTACATTCAGCTCTCCTACGCCGCCGCGAAGAAGGTCACGTCCATGCTCGACTGGGCGATGCCCGACGGCCGCATGCGTGGCGTGTTCAAGTTCTACGGAGCCGGCACCGGCCGGTGGAGCGCGGGCGGCCCTCAGATCCAGAACGCGAAGAAGGCGACCCCGGAGATGCGCCCCCTGACCAAGCCCGCCTATGCCGCCATCTGCCGCGGCATCACCGGCACTGGTCTTTCCGCGGTCTACGGCGACCCGATGGAAGTCATCGCGTCGTGCGTGCGTCACTTCATCCATCACCCGAACGGCGACCTGCTCGACGCCGACTACAACGCGATCGAGGCCCGAGTGATCTGCTGGCTCGCCGGCGAGAACGAGGCCCTCAAGGCGTGGGCCAGCGGCACCGACCAGTACAAGAAGATGGCGTCCGTCATCTACAACGTCTCCGTGCAATCGGTTACCCCGGATCAGCGGGACATGGGCAAGCGCACCATCCTCGGCTGCGGCTACGGCATGGGTGCAGCCAAGTTCCTTTCGACCTGCCAGCAGTTTGGCGTCGAGTGCGACGAGGATCTCGCCGAACGCGCCGTCATGGCGTACCGTGACCTGCACCCCGCCATCACGGCCTACTGGCGCAGGTTGAACGCCGATGCCATGAACGCGGTGCGCCGTCCGGGCGTGCGATTCAAGGAATTCGTTGTCGAGAACGCGGCCGGGCGCACGTACCTGTTCGCCCGGTTGCCGTCCGGCCGCCAGCTCGCTTATCCCGACCCTCAGATCGGTCACGATCCGCAGTTTGGCGACCAGTTGACCTACTGGGGCCAGATTCCGATGTCGGTTCAGATGGGCCGGATCAAGCTATACGGCGGCAAGCTGGCCGAGAACCGTTCCCAAGCGGTCGCGGCCGACATCATGTCGCACGGCGCCCGCACCGCGGAGGAGCGTGGCATGCCACCCTTTGCGCTGATTCACGACCAAGCCCTTGCCCTGCGCCAAGGACGCTCGCCCATCGAGTTTGCCGCGGCCCTGACCGATCTCCCTCCGTGGGCGCGTACCCTGCCGCTGAAGGCCGAGGCGAAGATCGCACCCTATTACCAGAAATGAAAATACCACAGAAATACCAGATCTTCGACGAGTTCGTCGAGTTCAGCGACAAGGACCAAGAGCGGCTCAAGGTGCATCTCGTCGGGTGGAATCACCTGAACGAGATCCTGCTCCTCGGCAGTGTCAACGAGGCCGACCTGAAACGCTTGGTCATCCTTGAACTCTCCGGGTCCCGCCGCATGGACATCGTCAACCGGCTCCTCGGCCGGCTCGCCAAAGTTCAACGCCGCCGACTGCGCGAGCGCATCCAGAAACTCGTTTTGTAGACCATGAAAAAATACTACGTAGCCGCCAACATCCTCGGAGCCGTCGAGGTCAAAGCCGACAGCGCCGAGGAAGCCCACGCCAAGGCCAGCAAGTTCCTCTCCAAGAGGTTCAAGCTCCAACCTCAGCCCACCGGGATCTGGGTCTTTGAGAAGGCCGAGGACCGCGCCAATGCTGGAGTCCCAACTGGAGAAACGGTTGGTTGAGTGGTGCAGGCGCAACGGCCTGCTCACCTACAAGTTCGTCTCTCCGAACAACCGCGGAGTGCCCGACCGGATCATCATCTGGCAAGGGCGCATCCTGTTCCTCGAATTGAAACAACCGGGCGCCAAGCCCACCAAGCTGCAATTTCATGAGATGAAGCGCCTCGCCGATGCCGGCTGTCTCGTCAGATGGGCCGACAATTTCGACGAGGCACTTCACCACATTTCGGGCCTCATGGCCCACAACCACAACAAGTCAGGAGAAGAGTGAGCATATGAGTACCAAGAGCCATGCCAAAATCGTGACCGATCCGCGTGACCTGCCCGCCGGGCTTGTTCGCGCCGCGTCATTCGTCAAACGCGAGGCGGACCTGATCCGCATTGCCGTCAATCAGGGAAAGCTGAAAGGATGGAAGTTTGTCCTCGATGGGGACGCTCCTTGCCGGGGAACGGTCTACGTGAAACCGGAAGACGCGAAGGTGTTCCTGCGCAAATTCTACGAGCGTCACGAGGAAAAGGTTCCTCAGAACCTGACCGTGCCTCCCGCTCCGCAGTCGCTCGACGCGAAGATGGAAGCCATCCACGGCTGCCTCCTTCGGATCGAGTCCCTGCTGGAAGATGTCCTCACCCGGCCTCACATGAAGCACGAGGATCCGAACCAGATCCCGTTGGACTTGTCCGCGTGAAGCTGACCCTCGAACCTTACCAGCAGGTCATGCGCGACCATCTGCTCACGCATGACCGGGCCTACGCCTGCGTGGGCCTTGGACTGGGCAAGACCGCGACCACTCTCTCCGCCCTGAACACGCTGTTTCAGGACGGAGAGATTGAGTCGGTCCTGATCGTCGCCCCCAAGCGCGTGGCCCGCATGACGTGGCCGAACGAACTCGCGAAGTGGGACGAGTTCCGCTGGATGAAGATCGAGCACCTGACCGGGCGCGAGCCGTCCGGCAAGGCTCAGATTTACCTCATTAACTACGACCGACTGGGCCAGCTTTCGGACCTGTCATTCTGTGACGTCGTGGTCTTCGACGAGATCACGAAAGCCAAGAACCCCCAGAGCAAGCGGATCAACGCGATCCGGCCGCTCTTCAGGCATCACCGTCGGTGGGGGCTGACTGGGACGCCCCGGCCGAACAGCCTCATGGAGCTTTTCGGTCAGGTGCGCCTGCTCGACGACGGCAAAAGGCTGGGCCGCGCCTTCACGGCGTTTCGCGACCAGCATTTTTACCCGACCGACTACATGCGCTACAACTGGGCGCCCAAACCCGGTGCGGAAAACCAAGTCTACGCAAAGATCTCGGACATCACCCTCACTCTGCGCAGCTCCGACTACCTGCCCGTGCCCGACGCGATACTGGATGACGTCGAGCTTGCCCTCCCGCCGGCCGCGCAGGACGCCTACGACGAGCTGGAGCGCGAGTTCCTAGTCTTGACCAAGGATGGCGAAGTCGTGGCTCGTAACGCAGCCGTTTTGGCCGGGAAGCTGCACCAGATGGCGGGGGGCATCGTCTACAACGACGACCAGACCCTGTCGCCGTTGCACAACGTGAAGATCGGGGCCTTGGCCGGCATCGCCGGCGAATTGAAGGAACCGGTTCTGGTGGCGTGCAACTACGTCCATGAACGGGAGCGCGTGGTGGCCGCGATCCCGGGAGCCGTCGATGCCGCGAAGTTCAAGGGCGACATCGAGAAGGCTTGGAACAGCAAAAAGATCCCGATGCTGGTGGCGGATCCTCGCTCGTTGGGGCACGGCCTCAACTTGCAGGAAGGGGGGAGGACCGTGATCTGGTACAGCCCGACGTGGTCCCGCGAACTGTACGACCAGTTCAATGCCCGCGTCGCCCGCAAGGGTCAGGGTCAACAACCCCTGATTTATCGCATCCTCGCCAAGGGAACGATCGATGAAGCAATCGTCGAAACCCTGCGAGAGCGGGGCGACGCGCAGAACGCGATGCTCCGGGTGATGTCCAACTATCGGAAGCTGGCTACACGCCGGTGATCCGCTGCTGGATGCGGTACATCCGCTTCTCGCTCGCGTCAGCGATACCCTGAAGGAGGTTTTGCGTCCCAAGGGACGCCTTCTTGTTCTCGGTCGTGCAGACCTCGCAGATGCTCTTCTCGGTCGCCAGCAGGACCGAGAAGGCATGCATCGTGTCCTTGAACTTGGTTTTCTCCACGATGTCGCACGCGCCCTTGGTGATGGCGAGGATGTCGCAGGAACCGGTCAGGCCGATGATCCGTTCCACGACGTCGTCATAGTCGTGCTCATACGCCTCATAGAACTCCGCGAAGTCGGCATGGTCCGACTTGAAGCTGCACCCCGTGGTCAAATTGTGCGCCATGTGCGCGTACAACTGGGAGGCACGGAGAATGATCGCGAGGTTCTTCATTTGGTCAGGAAATGGATCACAAGGCTGACAATCAAACCCCCGGCGATGCTGACAAGGCCCGCGAGGATGGCGATCCGTCCTTGGTTGTTATCCCGCCATGACTTCAGGGACGCGATTTCGGCCTCGGTCTGACGACCGTTCTCCCGGATTTCTTGGAGCATGTTTCCTTGCTCGTCCAACTTGGCGAGCACCTTGGCAAACATAGCGTCCGTCGAGTGGGGGTCGAAGGTCATGTCCGGGGTCATGGCGGAATTACCGCTTACGGAGTGAAGGAATCGTCCTTCTTGCCGTTGTCGATCAGGTCACCCGCGAACTTCAGAACTTCTTTGAGCGTCGAAGCCCCGGCGAAGATCAGGATGCCGGTGTGCGGGGGAACAAACGGGATCGAGCCAAGCCCGGTCAGGAAACCGAGGATCTTGCCGGCGGTGACGATGATTCCGAGAGCTTTGTCCTTGTTCATTAGCCGCAAAGTAGGTCGCTCAAAATTCTTTGGCAAGAGCGTACTTGACGGTGGAATCTTGTTAAGATACCGCACCACCGATGACCATGCCCACCATGCACATGATCGGGTGTTTTCACACCCGGCTCACCGACGAATACTCCCACTGTGCCTTTAGCGGAAAATGCCGCCGCTGGGCCAAGATGATGCAGCCTTACGGCTGGAAGACCGTTCTTTATGCCAATGCGGGGTCAGATACCACCGGCACCCATGAGTTCGTGGAGATGCTGAACGACGAGGAGTTTGAAAAATTCTATTCCCGCAAGGACAAGACTGAGTTTCACGGCAACCACGCCGTGATCGGCGAGCGCGGCTGGCCGACTTTCAACAACCGGCTGATCGTTGAACTGGCAAAGCGGGTGCAGCCGGGCGATTTTATCCTCCACCCCTTCGGCCGGGCTCACGAGCAACTCGTCAACGTCTTCCCGCACTGCGTCCATGTGGAAACGGGCATCGGCTACAGCGACAAACCGTTTGGGTGCTGGCGCATCTTCGAGTCACAGGCTTGGCGTCACTATCATTGGGGCCGCTGGGATCACGATTCGTCGGTTCAGAACGAGAAAGGTCAGAATCGATACTACAGTTGGGTCGTGCCCAACTATTTCGACCTCGACCATTGGCAACTGGGCACCGGCGAGGGCGACTATGTAGTCTACATGGGCCGCATCACGCCGGAGAAAGGGATGAACGTGATTTCCGCGATCATCCGCGAGTTTGCCAAGCGTCCGGGCAAGCCGCCCAAGTTCGTTTTTGCCGGTCAGGGCAATTTTCAGGAACAGGTGATGCAGAACGTCCTTGGTGATCCCAAGCCCGACGATAGCCGGCTGGACATCGAGTACGTCGGACCAGTGCATGGCATGGAACGGTCCAAGCTGATCGGCAACGCCCGCTGCATGCTCATGCCGTCGTCGTTCATCGAGCCGTTCGCCGGCTCGGGCGTGGAATCCATGCTCTGCGGGACGCCGCTTGTCTCGGTGGACTACGGCGCGTTCACCGAGACGGTGATCGAGGGCGTCACCGGTTACCGGTGCAACACCCTCGGGGATTGGTGCGCAGCGATCGAGGCGACCAAGAATCTGGACCGTCGGGCCTGCGCGGTGGCTACCCGACGCCGTTACTCGCTGGAGGCGTGCGGCAAGCTGTACGACGTCGCGTTCCGCCAGCTCAACGAGCTAAGGGGTTCCGGTTGGTATTCCCCTGAATCTCATCGCGTGCCAACGGCCTAGTCCGGGGCTTGTTCTTGATGCGGCGGGCAAGACGAGTCTTGTCCGCCGAGAACTTCTGGGGGGTTCCGACGAGCTTTTGCGCCCAAGCCTTTTGGCGCTCGGGCGAAAGCATCGACATGGCCTTGGAGTAAGCCTCGCCCAGAGCGGGCGTCTCGGCAGCGTCAGCTCTTGGTGCGGGCGACGGGTTCATTTTTGAAAACGTAATCCTTCTTGGTTTTCTGTCGATAGAGTTCCCGGGCTCCGTCGGAGTAGCTGACTCGACCGGCCGTGTCTTCGGCGTCTCCGGTTTCATCGTCGGTCTGCTTGTCGATGGCGGAGATCTCGTCGGAATCCGTTTTCCGGCGCAGGCGGTTCCAGATGTCCTTTTCCAGATACCAGAGGATGGCCTGCACGTCGGAGGTATCGATTTTCTCCTCACCACGCTCGGCGCGGAGCTTTTGAACGTCGTCGATCACCTCACGGATGAACTTGCGGTGCCGACCGTTGTCCGGCGCATCGTACAGGCCGCTGTTGGCCTTGACGTACCGGTTGTACAAGCGGCGCATCACGTCCTGCGCATGAGCGTCAGCGTCGTCGGGATCGGCTTTTAGGCGCTTCTTGATTTCCTTGTAGTTCTTGAACGCCTGTTTCCCGGTGACCGCGATCTCGTCGAGGATTTCCTTGTCGGAAAGGTCCTCGGGCAGCACGTCGGCAGCTTCCTGCCGGGCTTCGTCGAGGATTCCCTTGATCATCTCAGGACGATCCTCACCCAGCCGGCCGGTCAGGCGGTGGAAGGTGCGCATGAACCAGCGGTCCATCGTCAGCCGGTCGAACTTGCCGTAGAGGTTGGCGAAGAACCCGCCACCGAGCTTGGGGCCAAGGACCGCGGCGCCGACGGTGTTGTAATCGACCAGTTCCCCAGAGGGCATCGTGGTCTTGAGGTACTTCTTCACGGCGGCCTTCTTGTCGGCCACAGACGCTTCGGGCGGCAGCCCCTGCGCTTCGGCGACCATGCCGTAGAGGTTGTTCAGGTGATCGCCCAGCGACTGGTCGGAGGTGAGGAACTTGACCGTGTCCTCCGGTCCCACGGCCTCGATCATCTGGTTCAGGAACGTCAGGTGGCCCTTGATCGCCTTGTTGCGCTCACCACCCCACTTGCCCACGGGCGGGATCTTACCGGTCTTGAGCCAATTCTCGTAGAGTTCAGCCGTCTTCAGGAACTGCGGGACCACCTTTTGACCATTCGAGGTCACGGCGAGGATCGCGTTGAAGATTCCCCGGTTCACCGGGTCGTCCAACTTGTAGTCCAGCTCCGGCGAGCGCAGGATCTCGAAGACCTTCTGCATTTCCCGGTTGTACCAGCCGATCGCGTCCGCGTTTTCCGGCATCGTCAGGGCCAAGGACAGCTCGCGGTCGAACAGCTCGGCCAGCTTGCGCCGACTGTCCGCGTCCATCTTGTCCAGCCCCTCGGGGAACTCCTTTTTCAGCAAATCGCCGAGATACTTCGAGACTTCGGTCTGGTTCTTGAAGGTGAGGTTCTTGGCGTCCTCCAGCGCCGTCTGACCGACGGGCTTGTTGGTCAGGCTGTACTTGATGTCAGGCTTTTGAATGGAACTTGGCGATGTTGGAAGAAGGGGTTTTTCTCCAAGATACTTCCATGTTTTGGCCCCAGCAGGATAGTCGTCAGGAAATGAGATCCAGTCATATTTTTCCTTGAGGTCAGCCTCTACTTTTCGGGCGTTCTCCAGTACTTGAAAAACGGTGACGTATCCGCTGTCCTTCCATGTCTCCAATAACGTGGAAGCGTCACTTTCTCTGATTGACGCGACCACCTCTGCCAGACGGCGCAATGCCGCCCAGTTACTACTCGGCAAATCCAATGGATTAGTTTGATTGACTGAAAATTTATAAAGATTCGGTCCACCGAACCCGGGGTTGTCTTGATACGCCGCAGCGTCAGAGCGAGACGCGGAAAAGTGAGCCCCTGTTCTGGCCTCTGGCTCGCCGGCAGCGCGGTAAAGTTCAATTGGCTTTTCTTGGGAAAGGCTGAACCGGTAATCGCCCTGACGCCGGGCACGATTGGCCTCATCTTCGGTCATTCCGACCCGGGCCGCTTCCTCCGCGGTGACAGGGCGCTGACCAAACGAGCCGACGTTGCCGATCGCGCTCTTGATCTGCGTGGGCTCGAACGCCACGAGATGCCGTCCGTCTTGAAACCCGTCGTAGCCGCCGGCCTTGATGACCCGCTGGTAAGCATCGCCGTCACCGTTCAAGGCGTCCGACGAAATTTTCCGACGCTCGACCATGTCGTCGATCTTGTCGTCGAACCACCGATTGCCGGGCTCGATCCAAGGATTGGATTTTTCCAATTCTGCCCGGTAGGCATCCTTCATCACGTCCGAGATGACTGATTTTCCGGGGATGAACGGGTCCTTGATCGCTAGGTAGACCGGCAGGATCTGAGCGCCTTCCTTGTAGCCGCCTTCGCGGTCTCCGGCGTACCAGCTCGCCTCCTCGGGCTCCGGCGTGAAGTAATAGCCGGCGACGTTGCCGCGACGATTCTTGGCCTCGTTGCTCTTGAAGATGTTGCCCTCAAACGCCTCGGGCGTGCCGTGGTAGTAGACTTGAGGATTGCCGTTCTCATCCCGCGCAACGCTGCCGCGGCTGAACTTTCTGAGTTCAGGAGTGAGGCTGAACCGGATGTCGCCCTGACGCTGGGCACGATTGGCTTCGTCCGCGGTCATGCCCCGACGATCGGCTTCCTCCTCGGTGACCGGACGTTGACCGTAGGCGCCGACATTGCCCGTGGCGGACGTGATTTGCTTGGGGTCAAAGACGGCGAGGTTCTTGACGCCCTTTTCTTCGACGTAAAGCCCATCAAAACCGAGTTGCTTGATTCGATCAGCGAGCCTCTCGATGTCATGCCAATCACCTTCTCTAACGGCAAAACGGGAAACGGGTGATCCCCTCCCAGTATCAATGTACTCCTCATCTCCAAACACTTGATCGACGTGTTTCCGGTTCTCGAAATCAAACGGGTTCTTGGCCCGCATGAACACCTTGTAGACACGCGACCCTTCCGGCGCCTCTTTCAAACCCGGTTCAAAAATGCTGGAGAAGGTCTGCGCGAAGCCATCCGCAAGCTGGGGATCGGGGCTTCCAAAGATCAACCCTAGCTTATTCGGTCGGAACGTCGTGAAATCCCGAGAGACGGTCCCGTGGTACATGGGGATCGGGTTCCCCTTCTCGTCCACCACGGCCGATCCTTCGGCCCATTTCCTCAAGTTCTCGGGAGTCTGCTTTTCTTTGCCAAGGCTGAACAGCGGCTTGCCCGACGCCAATTTTTTCTGCCAAGCCTCGTCCTCCAGATCCGCGGCCGTCTTGCGGCGCGGTTTCTCCTCGGGCATCGCCTCTTCGGCAGAGGTTTCGGGACGGGTGAACTCACCAGTCTCGATGTTGGTCGGGTAGAACACGGCGACGAACGCACGACCGTCATCGGTCTTTGCGTAGAATCCGTCGTACCCAAGGTCCTTCAGCATGCCCTCACTCTTCTGGGGGTTTGCCGCCGACCAGAGGTTCAGCGGGTCCTTGTCCATGTCGTAGATGTTCGACGAGTCGATCGACGTGCGGTAGCGGGTCATGCCCTTTCCACTCACGTTTTCGTACGACGCGGGCTTGCTGTTCCCGACGAAGAAGAACGACTTTTCCTGACCACGCATCATGCGGTGGTAGTGCTGTCCAGAACCCGTCCCGTAGTACGCCGGATCAATCTCGGTCAGATCGGGCACCCTAGAGTAGTGGCTCACATCGAGCGTCTTCTTCGGGACCGTGTACTTGAGCCGGCCCTTTTCGTCGATGACGTCGCCGGCCATCGGCAGCTTCTGGAGCGAGAACCGATTGGCAGGCTTGTCGAGCTGAGACGCCGTAAACTGGTTGTACGCTTCGGCGTTCGGGTCGATTTCGACACCTCCGTTGACCCGATCCAAGTCGGGCTGGACCTTGTTCTCGGCCTGTTCGCGAAGCGTGCGGAGCATGATGTCCGCCACTTCCTCGTCCGACAAGTTGACGATGCCGAGACCGGAAAGCCATTCGCGGACACGGGCCACGATGCGGGAAATGACGCCCGGAGCCTTTTCCTGATTCTCGGCGATCCACTCCTCCAAAAGCAGCATCCGGTCCTCGGTCTTGTACCGGGTCGCCAGCTCGGCCAGTTGATCCGCGGGGATCTCGCGCTCGGCAAACTGAGCAAACGCCCTCTTGCCCTCGGCGGTAGCCAAGGTCGAGTGAGCCCACTCGTGGTTCACGATCTGACCAAGTCGCTCGGGCGACGTGAAGGCCGTGTTGACGAGGATGATGTTCTCCTTCTCGTTGAACGCACCCTGCACCCCGTATCCGTTGTGGAGAAGCTCGGGATCGTAGATGAGGACGATGTTCTCAGGGGCGGTCGGATTGGCCCTCTTCCAGTCGATCAGCGCGGCGCGACCTTCATCGAGCGCCTTGTTGACGACTTCGGTGACAAACACGGTTTGTGGGGGAGCTACCTCTCCCACCAGCGCGATGTCCGACGGATTGGGCTCCACGCCGACGAGACGCGCCTGACGCACGTTCACCGCGGCCCAGAACTGCTCAGGAGTCATCTCCTCGGACCGTTCCAGACTGGCCTCCTGCGTGGGCTTGAGGGACGTCTTGGTCGCAGCCGGCGCCGGTTGCTCACCCGACATGCCCGCCGTAGCTTGCTCCCCCGGCACCGGCTGCGATGTGGGTTCACGACGGGAAAGCTCCAAACCCTCACGGGCACCAGCCATGCCGCCAAGGGCACCGGCGCCGACGATCGCTTGGCCGACAGTCGGTCCAACTCCGGCCATCGCTTCGCGCTCCGGTTCAACCGGACGAGCGAGAATGTTCTTCGTGACCTGACCACCACCCTCCTCAATCGACTCCTGAGTGGCTTCGCCGGCGGCACCCTTGACCGCACCCAGCACACGGCTGGCGATCGACGGGGCAGCGGTCTTCTCGGCTTTGCCGACAAGGGCCTTCTCGATCGTGCGGCCACCCGGCAGGAACTGGCTGCCCGCTGAGATTGCGCCCGCAACCAAGCCCGTTTCACGGGCAATCTGGAGGGCCACCGCAGCCTTGGCTTGCGGGATTGTGGAGCCTCGGTTCTGGACAAGGTCAGCGACCTGCGGGATCTGCATGGCCGTCTGGTCGTCCATGCCCTCCAGCGTGCGAACCAGCTCGTCGTATTGGTCACCACCAACGTCAGCCATGCCGCCAAGGGCACCGACGCCAACAGCCGTTCCGATGCCCACCTTGGTGGCAAACTCGGCCCCCTTTCTCGCGAGCAGCTTTCCAGTCGCCATGCGGGCTCCTGCGCCCAACGCCCCGGGGCCGACAGAACTCGGAGCTGTCTCGGCCACGGTCGTGGCGAGCAAAAGCGGGTTGGTGGCGGACTTTTTGACGTAGGTCCAAGCCTGATGGAACGGGTTTTCCTCAGCATTGACCGCCTCATCGCGGTCGGTCTCGGCCGCCAACAGCTCGGGCGACTTTTGCTCCTGAAGGTACTGGATGTTTTCCTTCGCCTGACGCGTGAGCGCGTTTTCCTTGCCCGTAGTCAGCGTGGCAAGGTCACCCGCCATCTTGAGCAGGCCGTTTGAACCAATGGCGAACGAGGTGCCCACATCGCGGGCACCCCGGACCAATGGATTGTCGAGGACGTCGAAGGAATTAGCCACGGTCAGGACTTTTTGAGATACCGACGAGAGGCGCCAAACCCATATTTTGCGTCAAACTCCTTCTCCAGAGCCGGATTCTCTCGAAGTTTGCTGATGGCTGCGGCGGTTGGAACGTCCGTTTCAGCTTCGGCCTTGCCCAGTTGTTGACCGGCTTGCCGGATCGCAGTGGTGGGAGCAGCGACTGCCAGAGGTGTGACCGCTTTGGGCAGCGCGGCCTCATAGGCACTGCGCTGCATCGCGGGGGAGAGGAGAAGTTCCCGGGCCCCCTTGCGGGCCAAAGGAACAGCCGCAGCGCCCGCAATCGCCCCGGGCACGTTACCGGTGCCAAAGCCAACGACGCCACCAAGAGCCCCTTGGGCGAATGTGCCCAAAAGGCTGACGTCAGGCGACGAGACCTTGGACGCTTCACGCAGGCTGTTCGGAAACGCGGCCTTAAACTCGGCGATTGTCCTCAGATTGCCACTCAGCGGAACGCCTCGCTTCAGCATCCTCAAAGCCACGTCGGGATCGACGTTGAAGTTGCCCGGATTGAGCATCTCCTCGACGTTGTAGGTTTGGGCAATCCTCTGACGCGCTGGCACGATCTTATCGGCCAGATCGCTCCGCCCGATCTTGCGCAGCGTGGCATCGATGGAGTTTTCCAGTGTCTCAGCCTGTGCTTTGAGCGCAATGGCGCCCTGCTGGGCATCTACGTTTTTGCCACCAGACGCGTAGTAATTGTCCCACATGGACTGCATTTCACCACGCACTTTGCGCAGGTCCTCCAAGCTCGCGGCGGATTGTTCCTGAAGCCGGGCCTCTTTCTTGCCGTATTTTTTGTTGAACTTGGCTTCCTCGATTGCCCGTTGAGCGGGATCGGCAATGTTGGTGGCAGCAGCTCGGGCCTGCTGGAGCTTTTCAAGGTCTTTACGCGCTTTTTCAGCAAGCGCATCGACTTCCTTGTAGACTTGGGATTCCTGATCGCGAATTGCCTTGAGCGCGACGGGCGAGAGTTCCGCATCAGCGGCAACCTTAAGTTCTTCTTTTGCCATGCGGGTTACCGCATCCTGATTGGCAAGCTGAGTGCGCTGATTGACCGCGGCCTTACCCCCAATGCTTTCCAGTTGAGTGGTGGTGAACGACGGGTCGAGGTCCGAAGGAACGACCTTCAGGCCCTTGGCCGCGCCCTCTTCAAAGGTGCGAAGCTCCTTCGACCGGCCGGCAAACGCCTTGCGCACCGCGGACACGGCGGCAGGAGCCGACGAAAGAACTTTCTGAGCCGTCGCACCAGCGGCGGCAGGCACCGCGGCGGCAAGTAGCGCCTCTTTGCCGGTCAGCATCTTGCCTTCATCGACCAGTTTCTGAGTCGCGGCAGAAGCGACGCCCGCAGCGCCCTGTTTGACAGCCTCCTTGGCGATCGCTTTGGCCCCGCTTTTCGCAAGGGAACCGCCCGGGATGGCTCCGGTGCCGACGTCAGACAAGAATTCACCCCAACGGAACTTGTAGTCGGGGTCTTCCGACATCCGTTGGAGTTGATTGACGATGTTTCCAGCGCCACCACCGATTGCACCGCCAACTACAGTACCAACACCGGGCGCGATGGCCGTGCCGATCATCTGACCAGCCGTGCCAGCACCAGCCTCGGTCGCAAACTCGCGGATCGTGGTGCCGATCCCGCGTTCGGGACCGGCCTTGGGAGCAGCAGCGACCGGAGCAGCCTGTTCAGGAGCCGGTGCGGCAGGCATCTGAGCGAAGAACTGATCCAGTTCCTGCTCGGTCGGCGGACGTTCACCCTCAAGGGTGAGGGTCTGACCAGTCTCCTTGTTGCGGAAGGTGTATTGAGGCATGGCGATCAGCGGCGGGGCATCGTGCGGAACTGACGGGCCAGTTCTTCACGGCGCATGCGGTCTTCAGTGAGCCTGCGAGTAGCTTCCCGATCGACTTCCATGCGCGGCTCAAGGTTCGGAGCCGGCTGGGTGTCCAGAAAAGCGAGGAATCGGGTGATCAGATCGAAGTTCTCCGGGCTCAGGGTAAGGCGTTTGCCATCGGAGGAGGTAATCTCCCGCACGGGCGGTTCCCCTCGCTCGGCGCGTTGACCCGCCTCATACCGGGCCAGATTGGCGTTGGCGATGCCGACGCCCTGCGGCGAAAGTTGGGCTTGAGGGAGGCCCATTTCTTCGGCCCGGCGACGGCGAGCATTGTACTCCTCCCACGAATACTTGCCCGCGGGAGGCGTTGCGTACTGCGGCTCGGTGCGAACGGCTGCGCTGGGGGGAACTGGCGGATAGGAGGCTTGAGGCGGCAGTTTGTCTGGCGGAGACGTCAGCACATCGCCGATCGCCTCACCAGTCGCTTCAAGCGGTCCTTTTTCGGCCATGCGGTAATCGCCTATGGCAAGGCCGCGTCCGACAGCGACGGCACCGCGATTAGCCATGTCTAACAAACGACCCGGTGCGGCAGCCATATCCATCACTGAAGGCATGTTGGCTGCAAGACGTTCACCAGCACCAAAAGCTGAGAGAGCAGGATACTTGTATCCAGAAATTGAATTGGGAGCAGCGGCCGGAGCCGGAGCAGCCGCGGGAGCACCGGGAACCACGACTTGACCGGGATAACTCGGAACGACTGGAGAGCCGGAAGGAATCTGCTCGTACTTGCTTGAACTGGGGGCGGGCACCAGCGGTTCAGCAGTGTGAGGTCCGGGAGCAACTTCCGGTGCCGCAGGGGCAGCGGCAGTAGCAGGAGCGGCCAGTTGCTCGCCAATCGTAATCTGCGCCGGAGCCATCGACCCAGCAGCCGGGAAGAGTGATTCCGCCGAAAGTCCGGCGGCAGAATCTTGGGTAGCTCGTGAGCGAGCACGGGCTTCAATCCTCGCGACGTCCTCGGGAGTGAAATACAGGTTTACGGCACCCGGATTGGTGGGGAACGCTTGACGAGTAATTCGGAGTACCCGGTCTTCCACGGCTTCCCTGTCGCGGTTGTAAGCCTGTGTAACCTCTTCCAAGGCTTTTTTCCTCGCCTCTTTGACCTGTTGAAGGTTCGCGACCATCTGATCGGGAGATAGGGTCGTGTTAAGATTCCCGAAGGTTGATCTGAGCTGTTCACCTTCCGTATCGGAAACATTGCCCAATGCACCACCGGTCGGCGAATCCTGCCGCAGTTTTTGCAGCCTATCGAAACCGACGTTTGCACCGATTGTTTTGATGGCACCTTCAAAGTCGGCAGCGTTGTTCGGGCTGATCCAAGTCCGAATGAACTGACCGGGTTTACCACCTCCGGTGACATTGCTGTTGGCGTACACCTTGGCGATCGCGTCATCGATCACCTTGTCAACAAGTGCGGTATTTTGCTCCAACTGCTGAATGGTCTGATTCGCTTTGGGCAGCTTGTTGAAAAGGTTGTCCGATTGATCGTCCAACAGTTTTGCGGTCACCCGGTTGAACGATTCGTGCTCCTTTTCTCCCATCGTGATCGCCGAAGCCTGCTGACGCTTCAACAGATCGACCGCGGACTTGGTCATGGGCGCTCCAGCAGGCATAGTTCCGGCAGGCGTGACCGTTGGACGCGCCAAAAGACCGGAAGGGGGCGTGGCAATGGCACCGGAAGCGGCAAAAATCGGCGATCCCGTCGCAACTGGAGCCGCATCAGTGGTGGTTGCACCAATAGTCCCGGGCAACTTCGTCGGAACTGGCATCCAGTTGCCGTTGGGATCTTGAATCCAACGGACTCCTTGAGCGGTTTGTTGCTCCAGAAGCCGGCTGATGAACTCGGGGCTGTTTTTAGCCGTCGCGAGGGATTTTTCCTGAGCAAGTTTAGCCGCTTCGGCTTCCGCACGCGGCGTGATCAACCCCAGTTCCGCAGGATACTGGGCGGAAAAGAGCGCGGCTTTCTGACGCCGCATTTCGGCTTCAGACCCCAACAAACCGGTCTCGTAAGGCGCGGAAGCCGTCAACAACTGAGCCTTGGCCCGCCTCGCCTCAGCCTCGGGCTCAAGCAAGCCCGTCTCGGTCTTGGCCTTCTGAGTGGCAAGCGCCAGCTCGGCGTCGGTCGCAGCCTGCACCTGCTGAGTGGTGCGCAGCGCCTCGTTCGTCTTGAGCGCGTTTACGACGGCCCCGTAGATGCGGCTGGTGTCCACGACCCCGATGTTACCGGGGACATCTGGAGCCCGATCGAACTGCGAAAGTTGAAAACCGGAAGTTTCGAGGGCCATATGATTAACCGGTGGGGAGCATGGACCCACTCGAATTAAAGGTGTAGTTGCTCAAAGTCTGAGGCGCCACACTCGGCACAGTGAAAGGAGTGGCGTTGGCGAGCGGCTTGTATGAACCGAGGAGACCCATACCAGCAGTGCCACCAGTCGAAGGCGTGGAGAAAAAGTTGCCAACGCCCGAGACGAGGCCGGGAATCGCGTTCAAGAGCTGACTGTTTAGAGATCCTTGAGTGGCCGCCGCACCAGCCCCAACTTCACCAGCACTCTGAGCGAGGTTTGCGTCGATTCCGGCCTTCCGCATGTTGAATTGATTCTGAGCGGCGTTCTGGGAAACGATAAGCGACGCCAGAGCGCCCGGATCAAGACCCGCGGTCGGGAGCTTATTGGCGGCAAGCAGGGAACCAGCATTAGCCAGACGCTGCTGTTTCAGATTCTCGGCCGTCAGGCCGATCTGAGCCGCGGTCAAGGGACCAGCAGGCGCACCACTCAAGGCGCCGGAAGTACGAGCAGCACGAGCCACCTGATTCGCGATGTCCGGAGAGAGTTGACCGCCAAGGGCCAGATCGCTGCGGACTCGTTCGGCCACCGCCTGACGGGTGGCCGCGACATCCGGCGAAAGCTCGCGTTCGAGAGCCAGCGACTGGGTCGCGTTCGTGATGGCCTGCTGTTGAGCCTGCTGCTTCAGGTTCTCGATGTTGATCGGCTCGTACTTGAGGTTGGCCGCAATTTCCTGCTGACGAAGCAGGGCGTCCTTCTGGGCGCTGGCAGCTTTGCGCTGCGCAGACATGCTGGCGACAGTGCCGGCAGCGGATGCAGCGGCGCTAAGAGCTAGGGCGGTGCCGGTGGCGATAGCCATGATCAGATCTCCTTCAAATAGTGTGTTTCAATGGGACGATACCCGCGAAGACGGTAAAAACGATCCATCACCTTGGGCATCACCTTTTCCAGATGAACCATGATGACGCGCTTGCAGCCTCGCTCCAAAGCCCACTCTTCAAAGTGGTCGAGCAAAGCTACACCGCAGCCCCGGTGATTGGGGTGGATAAACCAGAACATCTCGGTTGCCATCAAGACACCGTCATTGGGGTCGTCATAACTGAGAACTCCCAAAGCGCCAACAAGCCGGTGGTCTTTCTCAATTCCAAAGATAACCCCGATCTCCGACTCGATGAACTTTTTCCAAGTGGTTGCCCAAACAACCGGATCAAACTTGCCCGGGAGTTGACCCTCTTTCCAAAAAATCTCGGCCAGCGGGAAGAGTTCTTCCAGCCGCTCAACCGAGACTTCGGTGACCGAGGTTTTCAACTCCGTGTGCATCAGGGATACCCGACGAAAACTTGAGCCACCATGCCGGTGATTGGGCTGATCATCGACTGGAGCATCTGATTCGACAGGCCCTGCATCGTCACCACCGCCGACCGCAAGTTGTTCTGACTGGTCCGCAGGTTTTCGGTGTTGGAGGCCAGATTCTGTTGCTCGACCGGATTGTACTCCGATGAGAAAGGCAGGTTCGCGATCTGGTTGACCGGAGGGGTAGTCGCCGGAACGCTGACAGTCGTGAACGCGTTCGGAGCCGGCAGATTGTTGAAGCCCTGAATCGGGGTGAGGCTGGGAACGGTTCCACCCACGCCAAAAAGCGCGTTGAGAACGCCCTGCTGGTTGGCGCTGATGTTGGGAATCGAGTTGATCGCCCGGCCGTCGCAATCGATCCAGCCCGTTTGCGGACTGTCACCACCAGCGAACGTGTTCTTGATGTCGCCCGGCTGGAAAGGAGTGATCGGGTAATACTTGCCCAGACCAGTGTCCCAGTACTTGAAGACGGCCTGCGAGGTGTTGAAAATGATCGGAGTCGTCTGAGCGGTCGGATCGGACGACACGCTCTGAAAGAACGACACGTCCGCGTTCACCGACGCAGCGGTGAACTGCGTGATGATCGTGATCAACTGGTTGATGTCGGTGGCCTTGATGCCAACCGGCACCGGAACCGGCGTCAGGGTGATGGGAATAGTGGCGCTCATGAAACGGGCGACTGATAGTTGGACGACTCGTCAAATACCGGTTGATAGGGACTCAGGGCAAGCTGAACCGGTTGGTCGTAAAGGGAATACTGCGGGGTCACGCCATCGATATGCTGAGGACATTCCGCGGCACTGATGATGTTGAAGCCGTTTTCATTTACGCCCGTGTTGCGGATGGCCGTTCCTTCGGTGTTATCCGGCCGGGAATCGACCGCGATGCGATAGGCCACGATCGCGCCACGGCCCCGCAGCTTCAGCAGGAGGCTGAAAGCGTGGTCAGTGCCATCCTCGTATTGGGATTCCACCCCGGCCGACGAACAAATGTCGTTCACTCCGCGAAGATCCTGTGAGATGACCGTGCGCGTCTGGGGCAGGAACGCGTATTGAGGGGTACTGTTGATGATTTCCGAGAAGCCGGGCACCGGCGTTAGCACCGACCCGGGCGTGGCAGTGATCTGCTGATCCAAAAGCTCGTGGTAGGCACCCCGCATCCCGCGCCAGTAGCCCTTGATGTCAAAGTTGCCCAAAACCTGATCCACCAACAGGCGGAAATGCCGGAAATTGGCGTACTCGAAGACCGAATTTTGAACGCGATCCAAGCGGGTTTCGACCAACCAGTTGATCGGTTGACCGTTGTCCGCCCGGTTGGACTGAAAAGCCTCCCAGATGCGGACTACCCCGTCCATATCGAGGGACAGGGCATAGGTGTACTCCGAAGCCAGTTCAACGGACGACCATTCGACCGGCCGCATGCCGGTCCAGACGCCTTGCCAGCCCGCGGTGTTGGCCGCGGTAGTCTGGAGATCCAAGACTTGAGTATGGCGGCAGTAGCATCGCCCGTGATTCACCGGCCCAACAGGCACGCTCCAGAGCACGTAGCTGTCACGCTTGCCCACGCAGGTCAGATCCCCGGCCGGATTGTTCGGCGGGCAGATCAGGCGCTTGGAATAGGCCATCTCCTTGTCGATGACCGGCAGATTTTGCGTCGAGTTGACCGTGTTGACGGAGTCGAAGACGACGATGCCATCGAGCGACTTCCAGTAAAGGAGGCCGCGATGAACCGTCATGCTCTTTCCGGCGATGCAGCCCACGCCGGAGAAAATCTTGGTCATGAACCCCGGCGTATTGGCCCAGCCGGCCGAGTAATCCGAAGGGAGGCGAGCGCGAACACCGCTGAACAACGTCCAAGTGGTCGTGCGCGTGCAAACCACGACCGCCGATTGATTGTTGCCGGACGTTCCACGGTCGATCGCACCGGTCACGTTCTCGGGAAACACCATGACCTGAAAACTGTTCAGGGTCAGTTCCTCGGTGAAATGAGTGGGATCGCCAAGGTCGGACGCAAAACCAAGCCGGCCGTTGAAGACGAACAGTCGGTCACCGCTCCAAGAGCACCAGAGGCCGATCCGAGTCTGGTTGTAATCGGACGGGTAGAGCGTGTTCCCGTCGGCATCCTGCTCGACCTTCTTCTCGGGGTTCATGTGAACACCGACCTGACCATCCCAGATGGCCGCCCGGTTGATGCCGTCCTGAATGACCAGCAGGTTCCGGGGAACGATGTTGTTCACGTACTGACCAGCCACGATCGTGTTGGTCTGCGTGCAGAGCGTGCCCGTCAACTGATCGGCATTGGCCGAGAATTGCAGCGTGGTGATCTGCTGGGCTTCGCCGAGTGATCCGTTCGGATTGATCGGGCAGAACCAAACCGAGCCACTGACGGCGAAAACTTTCTGAACCTGACCCGTGGACGCGACGAAATCCACCATCATCTGAGGGTGGATGATCGGTTGTCCCGCCGCGACCCACCAGAGGTTGAACTTCGTACCTGCCGTTTTCACATCGAACGTGAAATGGGTTTTGTACCCCGGACGGGTTTGCAGGAACGCGCCCTGCGTGACCCCGTTTTCCATCCAGCGGATCTGGCTTTGCTTGACCGCCAACGGGTGGGAGAAACTGTCCACACCTTCGGGAAATCCGCCGAAGCGGGCTCCATCGAGGCCGCCCTCGATCATCACTCTGCCGGGTGTGACGGTTTCGGACATGGTCAGCGGTAATCGATCGTTCCAATCCCAAACGCGGGATCAACCTGCATGGGCATCCACGTCGAGGCGTCCTTGATCGTCTGGATGTCGGTCAGAAGCTGAACGGCCTTCATTTCGTAGCCTTCGGCCAGTTCCAGATTGTTGGTCTCACGCA